TGTCAAACCGTCTTCCGACACATAACCGAGAGCTGTAAACCCTGTAAGCGCATCGCTTGCATTTGTCGGCATTGTTGCAGTGGTGGGTGCTATATGTATAGCTCCGCTTGCTTTCGCTTTACCTGTACTAACATTCTCAACGGTATTTGCCATTTTATCACTCCTTTCAATAGTGTACGATATCGTACACGGATTGATATCTGTATTCTTTTGTTCCCGGGTCTGTAAAATTAGATGAGCTATTGAGCTTAATGGAAGATATATTGTAATGCTCAGCACTTAAAAGAGTATTTTTAACACTTTCATCAAGTTCGGCAGCATCAAGAAGGCTATCGGCGTAACTTTGTACGGCGAATCTCGAACGGTGCAAAATCCCATGTTCTTCGGCACTTTGTCCAATTCGCTCCAATAACACCCATTGTTTTGGGGCTTTCGGAGGTCTTTCCATGAAGCAGTTATAATCCGATAAAACGGATAACAAATCCTTTTCGATCATGTATTGCTCACCGCCTTTAATAACGTGTTGTGTTTGTAATTGTCTCTTTTTGCCTCGTTGGTAGCAGGGAACACGCTCACGTTTATTCTGTGCTTACCGGTAAAAGTATTTGTTTCGTAGCCTGTTCCCGCCTTACTCGCCACATCATCGGCAACTTTTTCGCAATACTCTTTTACTTCTTCGCCTTTCAGTATCTCGCTGCTCACATTGGCTTGTACAAGCTTAATTTTCGTCTTGCTCATACTCTCCCATCCTCTCGATTTTGACCTTTTTATTCCACTTCAGAGGGATGTTTTCTTCTATCCCTGCCGTAGGATAGCCTATTGTCCTATATGTTCCTTCAAACGGTGCCGGCAACGTTACCTTTGCATTTACCCAGTTATGTGCATCGCCTTTCGGTATCGCTAATAAATATGCAACCCGTTTGCCGAACAAATTATAGGTGTCTGTTATGTCCTGTGTAGAGGGTTCTCCCACCAATACATTTTCGACAGTGCTATCCGAGTAACTGATAACAGGGTGATTGAACTCGTCAACCGCACCTTCGGAGGGTTCATGTAGTGTTATCGATATTCCCTGTATATCCATTTCAGTTCTCCCCCCTCATTAGCTCCGCCATATCTATGCCGTATAGCCTCTGCCGGAGGAAACCAAGCTCTTTTAATTCGGCTTTTGTAATATACAGTGTTTGTCCACGGTTTGAATATTGTGTTGTAAGCGAATACCCCATAGCGGATTGTGTAAACCCGGTAACGGTAGAAGGCGCCGAAGTATCGGTAGTAGCATCCACTGCTCTATGTGCCGCATTGATACAAACAGACTTCACAATCTCGAGATAATCTTCATCCTCTACAGCTGCAGCTATGTCAAAATTGTATTTTTTGGCAAGCACATTTATTTTTGATGAAGCTGTTTGAAGGTAACCTTCTATCATTTCCGCTTCGCTTGCCTGATATGAATAATAAACGGCATAATCTGTCAATTCTGCATACATTACGGCACCTCCTTGCTCACTTCTTTACCGCTCGTTTCTTTGGCGGTTCTTTTTTGCTTTCGGATACCGCCGTTTCGTTGGCGGTATCCTTTTCCTCTGTAACAGCTTCATAACCTTCCCAATCAAGAGGCCTTTCGCATGTTACAATTCTGCCGGTATTTTTTTGTTTGTATATAAACATCCAATCACGCCCTTATTGGGATACTATCTTTGCGAAGGCTCCGGCATTGAGCACAGCCCAACCGATATAAGCTTCCGCTCTGATGTAGATTTGGTTGAATCTCTTTAAATCTCCGTTGTTGTCGGGATCACCATAGGGGATAATTTCCATAGGAATTTCTTTAGCGAAGCCCCACTTGAAGTAATCGAAGTCGCCGACAATAGCAAGGTCTTTGTTGCCTGTGCCGTAAGATACGGTATTGTTTACCTCTACGGGCATGCCGTTAAGAACTTGATTGTCTTTAACCGACCATGTTAATTCGGGGAACATCTTAGCTCCGTTGGAGGTGGTGATCTTTGAAAGAGCACTCCTGTAAGCTTTGCTCATGATGATGCCGTTTATATCAAATTTGTCCGAGGTATCAAAAAGAGCAAGAGCATCTTCAACATCCTCGTCCTCGCTTCCTGCCGTTGTGGTTACGGAGTTCACGGTCTGATCGATGTAGTTTGTAATAATTGCGGCGGTTGTGCCTGTTCTCGGATTGAAGCCGTGCATAGCCATAATATCAAGGCCTCTACCGACTTTCTTGGCGAAGCCGTCAGTAAATTTTGATAAAATTTCAATCTGCTGCTCTTGACTGGCGAACATAAATTCATCGGAAACACGGAAACCGTACTCTACCTTTTTCGGAGATATGGTAACCGCTGTGATTGAAGGATCACCACTTGATTTTGCACCGTTTTCATCGACAAGGTTTACTTCATCGTCCATGTTAAAAACGAAAACTTTGTTGCCAACGAAGGACACGGGGGATGCATTGGCAAGTCGTGCAAGAGAAGAGTGTCCACCCACTTTGCCAAATACTTCTTTTGTCAGAATTTCGGGGAAAAGAGCCCCCTTAGATAAGTTAGCTGTAGCCATAACGCTACCTCCTTTCATTTTACTTAGTTAATGCGCTCAAAAGCTCTTGTAGGCCGTTGTTTTCAACATCCTGCGTGTTGTTTTGCGCAATGGGCTGTTGAGGTGACAGCAAGCTCCGGAGCTTAGCTGCTGATTGTGCAAGTTCCTCATCGGTGTCACCTTGGAGAAATTCAACCGCATTCAACGGCAAATTATTTTCTCCGGCAACTTTCTGCTTAAGAGCGTTTTTTGCATACATTTCATTTTCAACCTGTAATTCTTTGTACTTTTCGGCAAGGTCCTTGCTTTCCTGCTCGGTTTTTTGATATTTTCCCGTCAGTTCTTCAATTTGTTTGCTTAAAGTACTCAGTTGACTTGTTACTTCCTCGGATTTTTTCTTCTCACGACTTAAACGCTCTTGAATAATCTTATTGAGCTGTTCTTGAGAAGTGATAGGTTTAAAATCCGTGTTTTCCTCGCTTAAAGGTTCGAGTACCTTGTTGTCAGCATTTTCAGCCATGTTTATTTCCTCCTTTATACCTCTGAGTATGAGTACATATAAAAAAAGAGCCAAAGGCTCTTTAGTTATCTTATACGTATATATCTCCCAACCATCTAATCAAAACATCGGGAGGGATGCTTTCTGTATCAAAAGTAACATTTGATTTTGAGTTATCTATATTTATCTTTTCTATTGACGAATTATAACAAATTCCCGAGCTTATCGAAGTGCAGCTTTCGGGAATGTTCAGTATTTTTACTGCCGAACGGGCGAAAGGTGCATAGCCTACGCTTTGAATACCTCCCATTACAACGTTTTTCAAAGCGGTACATCCTTCAAACATGTAATCGCTTACTCTTGTAACACCATCGGCAATAAAATTCACGATTTCGGTGCAGTTTCCGAGAAAACTTTGTCCTACCGTTTTGACCGTGTCGGGCAACACTAAGGTTTCCCCATGGTAGTAAAGTTTTTCGATATGGAAACAAGTCGAGGGAAAACTCACACTTTTTAGCATGGGATAAGGTTTGGAGGCAGTGAAGATCGTCATTCCCTCCGAGATGATCAGCTCCGTTACATCCGACACGTCTATACTGTAGTCAAGTCCGGGACCAAATGCACCCGTGCCGGATATGGTCAGTACAGAGCCTTTTTTCTCCCATACGAAATTTCCTGCCGTTCCTCTTGAAACAGGTACCGGAGAAAGCATATCGACAATGTTGTATAGCTTGCCGTCTTCTCCTATAAATCTGCCCGAATGGGGTTCCATTTCGTTAATGTTTGGCATTTTGTTCACTCCTTTCGGTTATTTCTTTCCATCTCTTTTGCAAGGGCAATTCTTTCCTCTCTTCCGGAAGCAGCTACAAGCTTTTCCTGTGTCTTTGCATCCTTCATATAGTTGGAAATTCTCTGCCTTTTCCCTTTGCTCGGGTAAAAGTCTATTGTGCAAACACAACCCTCATGCCTTGCATATATTCCCTTCGCTTTCGCTTCCTCGGGTGTGTAGGTTCCTGCAAGGCTTGCACACCAACTGCAACAATTAGGTTCCGTTCTTCTTACAACCTTTGCATTAAACCCTGCCTTTGCCTGTTTTTCAGCATTGACTTGTATAATGTCTGTGTTTACCGATTGTAAAAAGTTCTTGGAACCTGTTGAGAGTAAAGCAAGAGAGCCCACAGCAAGCAAACCCTTAAGCCGATTTTCGCTGTACCTTGTTTTTACGGCTTTCATGTTTATGTCTGCTCGCTTATTCAAGCTCTCTTGTGCTAAATAGGTATAATATTTTATTTCTTTTGCCGATGTTCTTTCAAGCTCTTTTATCTTCTTGTATTCCTCATCGGAGAGAGTGAAATCTTCGTCATCGTTTTTGTATTCCCGAATCAGTTTTTTTACAAGCTCCCCGATTAATTCAGCATAACGGTTGCTGTCACTATGGTCGGGGTTTTGTTTGTTTTTTAAAGCTTGCAGCTCTTCATTCTTTTCGTATTCTTCCCAAAACCTTTCAACAAGCATCCTATCACCTGCCTAAGAAAGTGTTTAAGCTCTCCTCGGTGAAATACTCGGGAATAGCTTGATTAATCTTGTTGATTGCATCGCCCATTCCGCTCATGTCACTCGGCGTTACTTCAAAAATAGGATGCCATATTGCTTTATAATCGGAAAACACGTCTCTTGAATATGCGTAATCGTCACGCAGCGCTGCCGCCGTGTATGCTACATTAATGAAAGACGATGTAAATGTGCGTTGCGCTTTGGTTGCCATGAGCCTTAAATTTTCATGGCCTGCCTTTATCGCTTCGGCACTGGAAGGGTTGTCGGTTGAGAAGCCCAAATCATCAAGGGTCAACCCACATTCACCGGCAAACATTGAAGCAATGCTTTTCAACTGATCTATATAGGGAGCCATTGTCTGTTGTTGAAATTGACCTATCGCAGGTTTGTCGCCGTCTTCGTCCTTGGTTATCTGTAAGAATGTCGACATATACATTCGGAATGTATCCTCGGTTGCGTTATCCTCGGAAAGTCCCAGTAAATACTTTTGAGGGTATGAATAAAACTCTCCCGAAACGTCCGCCCGTAACATGGTTCTTTTTGCGGTGTCCTGTAAATACATGCAACTTCGACTTATCCTTGAATGTCCAAACGGTCGCTTAGCGTCCGGTTTGTAAATTATAGGAACAAGCTGCGTTGCTACGGTTTTATCTGTCCATTCTTTGTTATTCTCAAGGTCGAAGTAAACCGTTTCTATCGGAGTGAAATATGCTTCGAGTGTAGGAGCTCCTTTGGCATCTCTCTTAAGAACCGCATAGCCCTCGTCAAGTAAATTCGTTATAGGGTTAATGTTGCCCGTAGCGTTTGAACCGTCTATAACTTGCAGCGAAATGTTATCTCCTTGCTTTGAAATGTATGCAAAGCAGCAAGCGGAGATCAGTGCCGATAAAATAGCACTGTCGAAAAATATATCCGGATTGTTTCGTTTAAAAATGTCATTTACTGCAAACACATCCCCTTGCTCATCTTCAAGGCGTTCAAAGCTCAGCCGATCGGCAAGGCTGTCAACCGCTTTTGTGCACCAACCGCTTACAGCTTGGAATTGCACTTGCAGACTTGTAGGAACGGCATTTATGGAGTACC